GACTAGATTACTGACGGAGGTCACGAACGTTTCTTTTCGCTTCGCTACAGAACCGGTTTGGATACAGGGACCATTAATTTACAAAATCAATGATTTATACCACAAACCTTAAAGGTGTAATAATGTACACCCGTCCTGGCTTAGGCTGGAATGGGCCACTACCTCGTAGTGGGATACCTCTTAGTTTCGAAAATCGGAACCGAGTTGTATTTTATACAAATCAAACAAGATTCGTAAAAACAAAGGCTATGAAGGGTGATAAGGGACGTGTCCCATCATCTGGATATATAGGGAAAACAAGATTTGATATCTTGATTCCTATCTTTAGTAAATCTCTTGGAAAGTATTACTCCCAAGAGGAACTGAGAAGCTTCATCACTTTAACAGTGAAATACCATGATAAACTCATAGAGAATCGTGGAATTATAGAAGGTACAGCCAAGTGGAAGGACATTACGTCCTACGCTACTGCTCTTCTAGAAGGACGGAATCCTGAGAACCCAGGTTGGGTTTCTACAGGTCGCAAAGATAAGTGGCCAAAGGCCTTAACTCATCTTCGTCCCGTCTATCATCAGATTATCGATAATATCGATAATCGTGAATTTGATGAAACCGCAACAAATTTGCGGAGACTCATTAATACTCTACTTAAATTAAATAGAGTTTGCTCAGCCAATAGAACGCTTGAAGCCCTTCATGGGATTAAGGCTAGGTTCAAATTGGATCCAGATTTACTAAGCCGCTTCGAGAAATTTTCGCGAAACTACTTAGCTGATCAGAGGGATAAAATTACACCCTCTGATATGACCTTCAAATTATTCCTTGGTCCAGCTAATGGTCCTAACGGAAAGCCTAAGCTTGAAACAGCTCAGGCCGAAGCAGACGTACTGGTAAGAGACGTAAAGTTATATAGTGCTTTAAAAGATATGTGTATTATTACAAATAATAACGCTTTTCTTTCGTTTGTCGAACGCATTGCGGCCGACAACAATCAGAGTACCGATAGAATACTTTTACGTAAACTAACTAGTATACCTGATAAAGGCAATAAGAGTAGAGTGATCGCAATTTGCGATCTCATTACTCAGTCCATATTAACTCCTGTAGAACGTGTTGTTGTGAATGTAACTCAACGCTACTTCAATAAGCAGTGTTGTTACACCTCACACAGTCAGGGATGGGAATCAATTCAAGCCCAACCTGAGGAAGTTCGGAAGACATTAGTATCATTAGATGCTAGCGCCTGGACCGATAACTTACCGGCTAGTCTTCAGCACATTGTGATGAAGGCCCTGTTTGGACAAAGGATAGCTGACGCATGGTATGCGCTCTCTGGCAAGTGTCCTTGGTTTGTAAGTCCTAATACTCGCCCGATTTATTACGGGAAAGGACAAGGAATGGGTACAAAAGGTAGTTTTGCAATTGCACAACTAACTGACCTGCTCTTTATAGAATTCAGCCTTGCTGAACTATATCCAGAGTCTTCCAACACCTACTTTATGAAAGTAGGGGATGACCTAATTCTTAGTGATCCCAAGCGTTTATTCGCTAAGAGATATGAAGAAATAGGGGTCCCAATCAACATTACCAAAAGTAAATTCAAAACTTCTTTTGGTACTTTTACAGAATTTGTCTCTAGAAATGCATGGAACGGTCGAGACTATTCCATTATTTCTCCAGGTCTGGTTTCTAAGTTTCTTAGAAACGACCATTATGGTCCTACTCTCTACCATCATATGGCAGAAAGAGACCCCGTTGCCCCTAACCTTATCGAACTTTTCGATATGAAAAGGGAAATCGTA